ATGATTTTATCAATATCAATCAATCCCGGTTCAGCCAGGACGCAGACCGGCAGGGCGAGGTATGGGGCAGCATTGATGATGATTATGTCTATATTATTCGGTCTAAATTCGATCAGATTATGTCTGAAGAAGGATACAATGCCTCCGCATTTCTAGGATGGGCGAGAAACACGGGTAACATCAAAGTCGGGAAGGACGGAAAGCCAACCATCGTAAAAAAGATAAATGGACACTCATGTCGCCTTGTTGCTATCAAATTGAATGAAAATGACAACATTTTTGAAGAATATAGCGATGAACTGCTTCCTTGAAAGGTTACCCGGTTACCCAAGTTACCCTATTTTTGATATGTTTTCTAAAAAAAATATTTTGCGAAAACAAAAAATATTTTTTCTAAGTGTAAATTTTTCGGGTAACCGGGTAACCGAACCTTGAAACAGTTGGGAGAGTAAGCGTTGAGCGGTTACCCTATGTTGGTAACCTTAGGTAACATGGGTAACGAGGAGGAGAAATGATGGTTTTCCCATATGAGACAGAAGCGGCTAACGGAGAGCCGATGCCTGATGGATTATCATTGGTGGATCAATGCGCATTTTATTTTCTCCAGACAATGTATCGAGGATTACGTACAGGATCAAAGGATAGAGATCAGGCTATCAAAGAGAAGGGACAAATGACTTATCAATATAACAAGGAAAAATGCATTATGGAAAGTTGGAGGAAGATGGGCGATTTCTGGGCAGAGACATACAGACAGGTTGAAGCCGCCCAAACTGCTTACCGAAAAAACCGTACATTAGCGAATGCTGACAGATTGATTGCAGCGCTGGATGGAGTACGGGTATGACCTGGAGGCAGATCAACGGCTATCAATACCCTTACCGCATTAACGAGGAGGCCCAGGTCCAGAAGTGGGACGGAAAACAGTGGATCGATATCAGGGCAAGAATCAGCGGAAACCGGGCGGTGGTCTACCTGCGGACAGTGGAAGGGAAACAGTACAAGGCGGCTCTTGTGCGGATGCCTTTTGGGAAGGCCGGGCAAAGCGGGATGGACTACATATCACACACCGAAACGGCGTCAAGCTGGACTGTGAGCTGAGAAATCTTGTTGCGGTCAAACCAGGACAGGCTGGGCGAAAATATCATGGACGGCCCCATAAAAGGCCCGTTATTCGCCTGGACCTGCACGGGAGTGAAGTGATATATCCAAGCGTCACCGATGCGGCCAGGAAGAACAGCTTGTCTATATCCGCTATGGACAGGAGGCTATACCATGGTGTGCTAGACCCCAGAGGATATCGGTTCGAGCTTTTGAATCAGCGTAGAAAACGAAAGGAGAAAACAGCATGATCGAGGACGTTCGGGCTGCCCTCCTGGGCAACCACGAGGCGGCGAAGCTATGAGAGTTCTGGTTGCTTGCGAAGAGTCTCAGGAGGTCTGCAAAGCATTCCGGGCGCTTGGGCATGAGGCGTACAGCTGTGACATAGAGCCGTGTTCCGGAGGGCACCCGGAGTGGCATTTGCAGTGTGACGCACTGGAATTGCTTAAAATGCAGTGGGATATGATACTGGCATTCCCGCCCTGTACAGACCTGGCCGTCAGTGGAGCAAAATGGTTCGCAGAAAAACGGGCGGATGGCAGGCAGCAGAAATCAATAGAGTTTTTTATGAGATTTGCAAACGCAAGCTGCCCACGAATCGCCATCGAAAACCCGGTTGGAATCATGTCTACGGTTTGGCGAAAACCGGACCAGATTATTCAGCCATGGATGTTTGGGCACGGAGAAATAAAAGCAACCTGTCTGTGGCTGAAGGGCTTGCCTTTGCTTACCCCTTCCAACATCGTAACAGGAAGAGAGCAGCGGGTGTGGCGTATGCCTCCGGGGCCTGACAGGGCGAGGCTGCGCAGCAAAACCTATACCGGAGTGGCACAGGCAATGGCCGAACAATGGGGAGGTATCTGCAATGGATGACATCAAATTAGCTTTGCTCGGCAACAAAGAGGTAGCCCAGCGGCTGACGGATGCGGGGATGCTGCCGTGTCCAGGTTGTGGAAGTGAAGACACAAAGCACAGGGCTGTAATGGCATGCGTAATGATTGAATGCCCGTGTGGGTTTATGGCGGCGGGGTACGACTTGGAAGAAGCACGGCAGATATGGAACACCCGCGCGCCGATCCTGAGCGCGGAGGAGATGGAGATGCTGGAGGGGATGGAATGACGCGGGAAGAAGCGAACGAAATTTTAGAGGATTGGAACCTTTGCCATTATACTCCCAGCAGAGAGGC